GTACTTCGGGTTCATCCGGTACTTCAGGAGAAGATGGTACAAGTGGCTCTTCAGGAACAAGTGGTGAAGATGGTACTTCGGGTTCAAGTGGTACATCTGGTACAGGATTCCAAACAATTTATACTCCAAATACTAATAGAGTATTAACAGCCGATGGTACATCAACAAATACAGCATGTGCAAAAGCAGATTTAACATTTAATCCATCAACCTGTGAATTACGATTTGAAAGTTTAAGTGGTATTAAAAGTAGTCAACAACAATTAACTATTGGTGATTTAGGTGATTCAGATGGGACTGTTACTATTCTTGCTTTTGGTGATAATTCTAATGCTAATACTTGCTGGTTAGCAAATGATAGTTATATTACTTGGAATACTCAGGGTAATAATATAATGTGTGCAGATTTAAATACTGTTACTTATAAATTTGGTCGTAATCAAACAAACGCCCAATCATTCTCAACCATAGGTGGGGGTTGTGATAACTCAATAGTAGGTAGTACATCAACAGGAAGTTATATTGGAGGTGGTAAAGCTCATTGTATAGAAGATTCTTCTGAAGGTTTTATTGGCGGTGGAACTCTGAGTGACATTTATAAAAGTAAATGTAGTACAATAGGAGGTGGACGACATCATTTAATTTCCCTTTCAGATTTTGGAACTATAGGTGGTGGTTGTAGTAAAGGTACGGGTATAGAAGATCAATCACATAGTTCAACTATTGCTGGTGGCGAATTTAATCGAATAGCTAGTTATAGTGATAGAGCAACTATTGGAGGTGGTAAACAAAACAATATATTGCTTTCATCCTCAGCAGCTACTATTGCTGGTGGTTTTGATAATGATATATGTTTCTCTTCTGGTAGTTTTGTTGGTGGTGGAATAACCAATTTTATAACAGGAAGTTGTTACGCAGTTGTTGTAGGTGGTCTAGCCAATCAAATGTATCAAGGTTCTAAATTAGCTAGTATAGTTGGAGGTTCAGCTAATTGCATATTTAATTCTCAACTTTCATTTATAGGTGGTGGTTGTACTAATATAATTTATGGTGATGGTTGTGCGAATTTTATTGGAGCGGGTTGTCAAAATATACTAGGCGAAGGTTCAAGTTGTAGTAATATAGTTGGTGGTAAATCAAATACAATTTCAGGATCTCAGTATTCTAATATTGGAGGTGGATTTGAAAACAAAATTTGTAATTTAGGAAATTCCACAATTACTACCACAATAGCTGGTGGTTCACAAAACTGTATAACAGGATGTGCTAATTATTCCTTTATTGGTAGTGGTAATAATAACCTTATTGATGGTGTTGGAGGTAATTCACCAGGTAATATAATAGGATCTGGTGGTAGTAATAAAATTGTAAATTCAGCTTATAATGTTGTTGGTGGAGGAGTTAATAATTGTATAGAATGTGTAACATCTTGTGCTTTTATTGGAGGTGGTTCAGTTAATAAAATTACTGGATCAAACTCTTCAGTTATTGTAGGTGGTTCTAGTAATAATATTTCATCTTCAAACAGCAATAATTTTATTGGGGGAGGAACTACTAATAAAATTAGAACAATTGGTAGTTGTCCAGTAGGTTGTAGTGTTATAGCAGGAGGATCTACAAATTCAATATTGTGTAGTTCTAATTGTTCTGCAATTATTGCGGGTTATGCCAATAACCACACTAATTCTTCTAAAGAATCTTTTATTGGAACTGGATTTGATAATTGTATTGATGGAAGTTGTCGAGCAGGTATTATAACAGGTTGTAATAACTGTATTACTACATCGGCTCATGATAGTGTTATTTTAGGAGGATATAGTAATTCTATTGTACATGCTTGTTCATTTATTGCAGGTTGTGATATTACAACAACAACAACTAAAACTTTTTATGCTAATAATGCTACAATAACTTGTCATTTACAAGTAGGAGGTACAACAACATTAAATACTACAACTGGTAGAATTGATGCAACAAATGATGTTGTAGCATATTCAACTTCTGACTGTAGATTAAAAGAAAATATTAAACCAATTAAAGGTGCTTTATGTAAAGTAATAGGAGTAACTGGTAATACATTTAATTGGAAAGAATTATCTAAGGAAGAAGTAAAAACTATCCATGGAAATAAAGGCAAAGATGTAGGAGTAATTGCTCAAGAAATAGAAGAAATATTACCTGAAGCAGTTACAACTAGAAATAATGGATATAAAGCTGTTAATTATGAAAAAATAGTACCTTTATTAATTGAAGCAATTAAAGAACAGCAAAAACAAATCGACGAACTAAAATCTAAAATATAATGGGATTACCTACATCTGGACAATTAAGTTTAAATGATATTAGAGTAGAACTTGGTGCTTCTTCTACAAATGTTTCTTTAGGATCTATGAGTGATTCAGTAGGATTTACAGCTCCAGATAAAGTTTCTGATTTTTATGGTTATAGTAGTACCACTACATTCTATGCAACATTAGCTGTAGGTAAACCTGCATTTGGTTGTAATATAACTATTAACCAGACTCGTTATCATAATGGATCAGGTTTATTACCTGTAGTTGGAGATACAATATATACAAACTCTACAGGAGGTACTACTGATCCTGGTGTTAGTAGAGGAATGTCCACAGCTAATTCAGGAACTTCATTTCAAGTTTATACAACTAATGGATCTGGAGTTGTAACATCAGTATATATATGTCCACTTTAACAAATAAACAATATGAAATTTACAGATAACAATATTCAAAATTATACAGGGACAGATTTTAATGTTTTTAAAAGAGAAGATGGGGTTACTATAATGAAATTTAATAGTACTCAAAATTGGATATCTAATGAAGAAAACTATACAAACTTATTTTTAGGTAAATGTGATAGTTGTTCTTCTTTTTATAAAGATTCTTTTGAAGATTTTACATATGATTCTGTATTAATAGCTGGTTTAGGGTTTGGTCTAATACCACAAGAATTAATTCAAGAAAAAAATTGTAGTAAAGTAGACGTAGTAGAAATAAATCAAGAAGTTATCAATTTTAATAATACATCAGGTCATTTAGATAGTAATATTAATATTATACAAGGAGATATACATAATTATACAACTTCTGAAATGTATGATTTAATTATTATTGATACTATTTGGCATAAAAGTGAAATGACTGAAGATCAATGGCAAGCTTTAGTAACAAAATTTACTAGTAATCTTAATACTAGTGGCGCAATTTATTCTCCTGTTCTTACTAAATGGGTAACAGTATAATTATATATGTAGGTTGTTGTTAACAATAACTTGATATTTATAATTAAATTAGTTATATTATAATCAAAAAACAAACATATGAGTTGGACCTATAAAACACACAAAATAGGGGACATCACTCAATTTCCAGAAAATACATTCGGTTTCGTTTACATAGTTACACATAAACCCACTGGAAAAGCATATATTGGGAAAAAAGTCTTATTTCATAATAAAAAAAAGCGACTTGGTAAAAAAGAGTTAGCTGCATTAACTGGAATTGTTGGACGTCGTCCTACCTATAAATCAGAAGTTAAAGAATCAGATTGGATGAATTATTATGGTTCCCAAAAAGATATTAAACAACTACTTTTAGAAGGTAAAAAAGATGAATTTGAGCGCATTATATTAAAAATGTGCCCAAATAAAAAAGCACTTACTTATTTTGAAATTAAATATCAAATGATATATCAGGTATTAGAAAAACCAAATGAATTTTTTAATGATAACATATTAGGTAAATTTTTTACAAAAGATTTAGATGATGTTGAATTTGAAGATTTTTTGGATCCTAAAACCTAACTTTGTATATTATCCTATATGGTAAATCAGTTATTAGTTACATTAGTGAATTCAGTATTGGGTTCGGGCAAAGCTACTGCTCGAAATAATTATGCTTACCACTGTCCTTTTTGTAATCATCATAAACCTAAACTTGAAGTTAATTTAACAGAAAATAGGGAAGGTAAAAATCCTTGGCATTGTTGGGCTTGTGATATGAGAGGTACTACTATTTATAATTTGTTTAGACAACTTAAAGTAGATGCAAGTAAATTTACTGAACTTAAATCACTTGTTAAAACTTCTAAATCAATTAAAGAAACACAAATTATATCTAGTGTATCATTACCTGATGAATATATTAGCCTAAACAACGTTAATAACAGCGATATTATGGCCAGACACGCGCTAGCGTACCTAAAAAATAGGCACGTGAGTAAATACGATATACTCAAGTATAATATAGGATATTGTAAAAATGGTTTATATAAAAACATGATTATTATACCAACATATGACGCAGATGGTAGGTTAAATTATTTTACTGCTCGTTCATTTGAAAAAGAACCATATGTTAAATATAGAAACCCATCAGCATCCCGAGATATAATCCCAAATGAACATTTAATAAACTGGAATGTACCAGTTATTATATGTGAAGGATTATTTGATGCTATGGCTATAAAAAGAAACGCAGTACCTTTATTAGGTAAAAATATACAAAGTAGCTTAATGAAAAAAATAGTTACTTCTGTAGTAGATAAAATTTATATTGCATTAGATAGGGATGCAATTAAACAAGCTTTGAAATTCTGTGAGCGATTAATGGCAGAAGGCAAAGAAGTCTATCTTGTAGATTTACAAGATAAGGATCCAAGTGAAATGGGTTTCGAAAATTTCACTAAACTTATACAAACAACGTTACCATTAACCTATTATGATTTAATGGAACAAAAACTAGCTTTATGATCAAAAAATCATATAAAAGATTATTAGAAATTTCAGATGATTACCAACAAGTTACAATGCCTGATTCAAGGTATTACAGACGTAATGGTAAATATTATCCATCAGTAACTCATGTATTAAATGCTTACCCAAAAGGTAAATATTTTGAAGACTGGCTTAAAAAAGTAGGTTATAGTGCTGAATGGATTGTCAAGAAAGCAGCAGAAGAAGGAACACTAGTCCATGAAATGATTGAAGACTGGTTAAATGGTAAAGAAGTCAAATTTTTATATGATGATGGAAACCCTAGAATGCCCTCAAATGTATGGCAAATGTTCCTTAGATTCGTAGATTTTTGGGAAACTTATAATCCAACATTAATTGAAGCCGAAGTACATTTATTCTCAGATGAAATACAAGTAGCAGGTACTTGTGATTTAGTATGTGAAATTGAAATAGATGGTAAAATGGAACGCTGGATTATAGATTTTAAAACATCTAATCATTTACAAACAACTTACGATTTACAAAGTGCAGTATATGCTCAGTGTTATGAAGAATGTTATGGTAAAAAAATAGACCGTATTGGGGTTTTATGGTTAAAATCTAAATCTAGAGGTGAAGATAAATCAGGTAAACGTTTAAAAGGTAAAAATTGGGAAGTATATGAGTCACCTCGTACACAGGAACAAAATATAGAAATATTTACTCATGTTAAAGCGTTATTTGATATTGAAAACCCAAAACCAAAACCATACACAAATACATTCCAG